AGCCAGAATCGGGCGCAGGTAGGCACCAAGTGCGGCGCGCATGGCGACCGACTTTTTGCTCAGTTTCATAGGGGTGAACTCCGTGGGTAGTGAATCGCCGACAACAACGTCAGCACCGGCCCTTCCAATCTCTACTAGGGCCACATGGTTGCCGACGATCTGAGTCATGCGCCCGTCATACGGGACGCCCTCAAACTCGCCGGGTGTCATGTCCGCAACGTAGCGATACGAGGAGGACAGTTCTTTTTGCTCGCCGGTCTCGATGCCGGCGATGGATGCCGCATCCCATACGACAAGCGACACACACAAAAACGGTGGGGTGAATACAGCGTCCGTGCCCGTGCTGCCAACAATCGCCTCCTTTGGCGGCGCGGCGGCGCTCACCGGGATGTGCTGGTTCAGCAGCGGAAGGTTGTTGAAGCTCGGCGCGGCCTTGGCCAGCTCGACCGGATCGCGCAGCAGCTGGTAGACCTGCTCGGGTTTCAGGCCCAGCGCTTCACTGTTCGGAATCTCTTTGCCGTAGTAAGGGCAAACATTGCTCTTGCTGATCGGGCTCGTCTCGACGTGCAGGAAGCCGTCAACGCTGATCGTGCGCACCGTGGCGCGATCAATGGCCATGCGCTGCGACGGGTGAGCCTCCATGCCTTGCGGCAACTTGTCACTGGCAAGGGTCATTTCAAACTCCGGGCATAAAAAAACCGCCACAGCGGTCGTGTTTTCAGTTGTCGAAGCCGGGTATCACTGGCGACCAGGTGCACCGGCAATTGATGGCCTGTCCCGGAAGCACCCATTCCCCCTCCAGATACAGGCCTTTGTCCAGCTTGAACGTTTCGCCGCTGGCCTTGACGTGCGACGGACGCGGCACCTTGCCGGCGTGTGAATGCCGCCAGATGCCTTCCGTGATGCCCATGTCGCGCTGCCGCGCCGTGGTGAGCGTCGTCGTCGCTTTACTGTTTTGATCCCGTGCGATCAGTGCCGCGCGCCGTTTCGTGATGCCGTACCGCGCCTGCAAATCCTTCGTCAACGTGCCGAGATCGCGACCGCTCGCCACCGAACGCATGACCAAGCCTTCGACGTCTCCCAAATGCTGCGAGGCGATCGACTTGATCAGCTGGACATTTTCACCGACCACGGCCTGATACGCGTCACGCATGGGCTGCGTCATCGTGAACTTCACCGCGAACCCTTCACCCTTCACGCCAGCGGACAGCGTGCCATCGGACTGCTGCAACACCCTGTCGGCAAGGCGCTTGCTCCACGACTCGGCCAACGTGTCGAATACCCGTTGCCAGCGCCGCGTGAGCTTGTGCATGGAATCACGCATGAGGACGGCCGGTGTCGAGCCGTCAGCCGGCGCATCCATCGCCAGATCGGTCTTGCGGTAGTTCGCCGTCAGCCAGTACACCAGCGAGTCCTGCATCTCCGTGATCTTCGCGTCGAGCAACCTGCGATACCACGCCTGAATGCCGGCGTTCGGCCTAACGGCTGCCAGAACCCTTGGTGTCGGCTCTTTGGGAGCCCTCGCCTTCCTCTTCCTCGTCGTCATCGCCTTCGGGGTCATCGATCAGGTCACCAGTAAGGTCCAGGCCGTGGTACGGGCTGTCCGGGTCAGCGGCCAATCGGGCGCGCACCTCGTCGGCGGAAATCGCGCCAGCGGTCACATACGCGGTATCCGTATCCGCGTCAGACTTCCGCGCCGCAGCTAGTTCCGTTTCCGACAGCTGGTACAGCGGCACGAAGCGGAAATCGATGTCCGGGTCGATCTCGCCGAACTCAGACAGCTGAATCAGGTCGATCGCGCGCTTGAGCGGTTCGCGATGCACTTCCTGCTGCGAATGCACATAGTCGTAGAAAACTCGGATTTCTCCGTCTGAATTCGCGTTCAGGCCCGCCGGCGTGATGCCCAGCAGCTTGACCAGCGGAATGTTCGATACCGCCGCCATCTGTTCCTGCGCCTGCGCTTGCAAGGCGTCTAGACCGGACAATGGCGTGTTGAACTGGAAAAACTCCTCGGATTCCTTGTCCAGCAACATCAGCCCGCGGTTATCCCGCAGCTTGTTGAACAGCTGCGCGCGGTTGATCATCTGGGTTCCTGCGTCACCAGCCAGTGTCGCCTCGAGGTTGGTCGCCAGTCCTGACACTGAAAACGAATGCACGATGTCCGACACGCTGTCACGCGTGCGTATCCAGTGCTGCACGTACGGCTCGGCCAGCTGCGACATGCTCAAGCCGCCGAAGCTGTACGCCGCCTTGAGCATGTCCGGCACCGGGCGGCTAATGAACATCAGCATGCGGCTGGTGTGGACCTGCTGGCCCATCACGAACCAGCTGGACGGGCGGTAGAACTCCGGTTTCAGGGGCGTCGTGGCGTTGTACTGGTTCGGATAGGTCCACATGGCCTCGACCGCGCGGAAGCCCAGCAGCGAACCCTTGGTGACCTTCTTGTCGCTCAGGAACAGGGGCTGCTGCAGCTCTTTGTCGTCATCTGCCGCAAGCGCTCCACCGGGCGTCTTGACGTCCACGTACAGCTGCCCGCGCCCGAAGTATCCGTCGTGCTCGATCGCCTTGCGAAACCGATCGCGCAGTTTGTAACGCCGAATCGCGGATTCCAGCTGCTTGACCTTCTCGGTCTTGTTCTCATCCCCGGACACATCAAGCTCGATCCACTTGCGGGTCATCTCTTCGGCAAGCGTCGAGACCATCTTGCGGTATTCGGCCATCTGCGCCAGCTCGGCCAGATAGGGATAGCCTGGAAACCCGTTGTTGCAGCCGAACCCGTCCAGACCGTTGACGTACGCATACGGGCCGGAGTCCATCGCCAATGCCACGGGCGCCGCACCCTTGGGCACGACACCTGGCGCGGGCTGGTAGGGCAGCACACTGCGCTTGGGCGCATCTTCAGCAATCTGCGCCACGATCATCGGGTTGATCTTGACCGGCGCGCGCGCCTTCACTGCCGCACGCGTTGCCGGCTTGTTCTGCTTGCGTGCGGTCATCAGGCTTGTCTCAGGAGAGCGTCGGAGATGACCATGCGACCCTGCGTGGGTGCAAAAGCCATGATGAAGGCATCGGCGAGGTTCGGTGAGGGAACCTCGCGCTTGGCAAGGTCTTTCTTGCTTTCAACCTTCACGCGGCCCAGCTGGTCGAAATCGCGCTTGGGTGTAGATAGTTCGTCAATCAGCTTGTCCAGATGCGGCATGTCCGATGCAATGCTGATCATCTGATCCTCGGGGAACTTCTCCCCGTGATGCACGGCGTTGTAGGTATTGCGGAACCGATCAGCTACCAGCCACCATGCCTGGGCCTTGATGTTGGCGAACATGTCCTTGTTTTTCGTCTTTGGCTGGTAGAACGCGTCCGGCTTGAACACCTGCCCACCGGCATTGAACTTGACGTACTCGACGCGCTCGCCGTTGGTCTTGGCATCATTGATCTCGGCGAACTTGGCGCCGGCCGATGCACCCACGCCAATGGAGTCGTACGTCACCTCAGCGCCCCGCTTGAGCGCCTCGCGATAGGTGCGCGTGCAACTTTTCAGCAACTCATCCTCGCCAGCCTTCCACTCATCCGACCACTTGGCCACCGCACCGTGCGCGTAGACATTCGCGCACAAGTCCTGTCCGCCGTCTGCCACGTCGAAGCCGAGTCGCTTTGTACCGACTACCCCGAACTTGAGCACCACATGCGCGTCGATCGCCGATTCGATCCATGACCGGCGAATGATGACGTTGTCGTCATCCGTTCGCGGCACGCCGAGATAAATGTGCTGGTAGGCGTCGAAATCCGACGCCTTCAACGCCTCGATGATGCTCCGGCTGGTATCGCTCAGGAACGGGTTTTCGGTGTAGTTGATCATCCGCTTCACCGAGTTCGGCGGGGTGTTCACTACAAACCGCTTGTAGGTGAAGTCCGTCGATAACTTCGGGTTGAAGATGATCCAGACCTGCGATCCTTCCTTGCGTATCGTGGGCTCCAGAATTTCCCACTGGGACTCGGTAAGGTTGTGCGCTTCCTCGATCCAGAGGATGTCGATGCCTTCCAGCGACTTGATTTCGTCGATGTGACGCCAGAGGCCGTAGAACAGGAACTCCGACCAAGTGCCGCGGTGAATGATGCTGTTGTCCGTGATCTTGAACTCAGACCCAAGGCCAAAGCGTTCGATCTGAATTTTCAGCAGTGTGTATACCGATTCGGCGATCTTGTTCTGGAACTGACGCGCGCAACACACGCGGACGCGGCAATGCTGCGCGAGGAATACAGCGAACCCTGCGGCATCCCACGACTTGGAGCTGTCGCGTCCGCCGTACAGAATCCGGTTACGT